AAGCAATCAAATTTTCAAGCAATTTTCTAGAACTCTTTAATTCTCTTCTACAAGTTAAGCATTTTGATTAACACTACTGTCTTAATTTGAATATTTTAATCATTTTCAGTTTCTTCTACTAGCACTCTACACTAGCAATGGCAACTAACGTTATTCAGTTTGGTTCATTTGTGTGCAATCTTCCAAAGTTTCAATCATCGTGCACAACTATGCACTGCCCAAAACAGAGCATAAGCACCAATGTAGTGCACCCAAGTAACCCATTCGCTGAACTCGAGGAACGTCTCGAACCATACTTGCAAAGGAGGATGGATGCAACAATACGCCTAACTAGAGGCGGGACGCTTGTGTATAAACACATGAGCGAAGCTAAACGCGCCAAGAAGCTTAGAAAGAAGCAGCGTGAGGAAGAGGAGGTGCATTTGTTCATGAATGCAGCTCCATATATTGTGAGTAACATCACAATAGGAGGAGGGGTGGCGCCCTCTAAGATGGAGGAAGTGTCTATTAAGCGACCGCTAAATAAAACTCCTTCTCAAAAGGTTAAGAAATCATTCACACCAGTGACTTTTAGGGACGGACACATGGAAAAGTTCTTGAGAGGACTTAAGAATTGTGCAACCCGCAACAACATGACAGTACACTTGATTGGAAAGCGGAAAACCGAGCTTGCTTTCAAAAGGCGCGCTAGTTCAGATGCTGTGTACGCTACACTGCACCACATGCGTGGAGTTGATCGCAAGCGCGATATTGTGCTCGAAGAATGGATGAATGAGTATGTTCACAATTTGTCAAGAGTTGGCACATGGGGTTCACTATCTCACGCCGAATCTCTAAAGCGAGGTGATAGTGGGTTGATACTGAATGCGAGAGCACTGAGAGGTAAATTCGGACGATGTAGCAGAGGATTTTTCATAGTTCGCGGAAAATCGGATGGAGTTATATTGGATGCAAGATCCAAGCTTTCTATGGCAACTGTACTTCATATGGAACAGTATTCAACATCTGAAGCATTTTGGAGCGGTCTAGAGAAGAAGTGGAGCGTGATGCGCAAGCCAACCGCGCATACTTGTAAACCGACGTATTCGGTTTCGAATTGTGGGGAAGTAGCCGCTATTATAGCGCAAGCCTTATTTCCGTGCCACAAGTTGACGTGTGGTGAATGCTCGAAAGAGATTTGCGATCTCACTTCGAGTGAATGCGTGCAAGAGTTATACAAGAATATCTCTTTGGCACTGGAAAGGATGAACAATCTACATCCCGAATTTCAACACATTGTTAAGGTGTTGAGCGTTGTTAGGCAGCTCACTGAAGCATCCAACCATGGGATGGAAGTATTCGATGAAATTTTCAAAATGATTGGATCCAAAACACAGAGTCCTTTCACTCATTTAAATAAGCTCAATGAATTTATGTTGAAAGGGAACGAGAATACAAGTGAGGAATGGTCGACTGCTCGACAACATTTAAAGGAGCTGGTGAGATTTCAGAAGAATAGAACTGATAATATAAAGAAAGGTGACTTGGCATCATTCAGAAATAAGCTTTCTGCTCGTGCACAGTACAATTTGTATTTATCATGCGATAATCAGCTTGACAAGAATGCTAGTTTTCTATGGGGTCAGCGAGAATACCATGCACGTCGGTTTTTCCTAAACTTCTTTCAACAAATAGACCCATCAAAAGGTTATTTGTCGTATGAAGATCGGACCATACCAAATGGTTCTCGAAAGTTAGCTATAGGCAACTTAATTGTTCCACTCGATTTAGCTGAATTCCGAAAACGCATGAAAGGCATCGACACTCAGCAACCACCAATTGGCAAGTACTGTACAAGCCAATTGGATGGGAATTTTGTGTATCCGTGCTGCTGCACGACGCTTGATGATGGCCAACCAATTCGATCAGCTGTTTACGCACCGACTAAGAAACATTTAGTTGTTGGTAACACAGGAGACACAAAGTACATCAACTTGCCTAAAGGAGATACAGAGATGCTATATATTGCACTCGATGGCTATTGTTACATTAACATTTATCTGGCAATGTTGGTCAATATAAGCGAGGAAGAGGCCAAGGACTTCACAAAGAAAGTTCGGGATATTTTCATGCCAAAGCTTGGGAAGTGGCCAACATTGATGGATTTGGCTACGACATGTGCTCAACTTCGGATATTCCACCCTGATGTACATGACGCAGAGCTGCCTCGTATTCTAGTGGATCACAACACACAAACATGTCATGTGGTTGATTCATATGGATCAATTAGTACTGGGTATCACATTCTGAAAGCTGCAACTGTTTCACAATTAGTGTTGTTTGCTGACGACAACTTGGAGTCTGAGATAAAGCACTATAGAGTTGGTGGAACTGTAGAGAATCATAAAGTGAAAATAGATGACCAACCTAGTAGATGTGGAGTGAGCGAATTTCATGCTATACGCATGTTAATTAAAGGGATCTACAGGCCAAGTGTCATGTATGAGTTACTCTCCGAAGAGCCATACTTGTTAGTGTTCTCCATTCTCTCACCCTCGATATTGATAGCGATGTACAATGATAGGGCTTTCGAGCTAGCTGTTCAAATATGGTTGGAGAAGGAACAGTCAATTCCATTGATTGCCACTATTTTAACAAATTTGGCAGCGAAGGTTTCTGTGGCCACAACTCTCGTTCAACAATTGCAGTTGATTGAATTATCTGCAGATCAGCTACTGAATGTGACTTGTGATGGGTTTCGGGTGAGTTTTGCTTATCAATCAGCTCTAACTCTACTCACAAGGATGCGAGATCAAGCCAAAGCAAATAGTGAGTTGATAAGCGGAGGGTTCAATGAATATGACCAGGATTTGGCGTGGACCTTGGAAAAAAATTATCAAGGCCTCTTACACGACCAATGGAAAGAATTAAGCTCGCTGGAAAAATTTCGCTACTATTGGTCCTCAAGAAAGCGAAAGACTCGTTTGCGGTCAAATACCAAAAGCAGAAGTTCGCCCGTTGCCAGCGCAATATCCAGTTTATCACCGAAACCATTTATGGGAAAGGTTTTCTCCCACATGAAAGCAGGTGCAGTGCGCACCAAGCAAGGAACTAAGAGTTTCATTGACGCAAGGTGTTTGGGTATTTCAACCTACTTTGTAGGATCACTAATGCGCAAGTTTCCTAGCGCGAAAGTACTGCTTAGTAGTTTATTCGTATTGGGAGCGCTTCTAAATATAACACATGCTGCGAATAGGATAATAATTGATAATCGCATTTCACGCGAACATGCAGCAGCATTAGAATTGTATAGGAAAGAAGACACTTGCCATGAGTTATACACCGCACTAGAGCGGAAGTTGGGAGAAAAACCAACCTGGGACGAGTACTGCTCATATGTGGCTAAGATTAATCCTGCAATGCTAGAATTCATTAAGGACTCATATGATGAAAAACAGGTCATCCACCAAAGATCAACTGAAGATCTCAAGAAAGTTGAACACATAATAGCATTTGTTACACTGGCAATAATGCTTTTTGATTCTGAAAGGAGTGATTGTGTATTCAAAACTTTGAACAAGTTTAAGGGTGTTGTGTGCTCACTAGGTTCAGAAGTTAGACATCAGTCTTTGGATGATTTTGTGAATACAATGGATGAGAAGAATTTCGTTGTTGATTTTGAATTGAATGATAGTGTCCAAAGGAAGAATCTAACAACTGAGATCACCTTTGAAAACTGGTGGGATGAGCAAGTTGCTCGGGGTTTCACAATACCACACTATAGAACAGAGGGGAGGTTTATGGAATTCACAAGAGCAACAGCAGCTAAAGTCGCTAGTGATATATCAATCTCATCTGAGCGCGACTTTTTGATTCGAGGAGCTGTGGGTTCTGGTAAATCCACTGGGTTACCACACCATTTGAGCACTTACGGCAGGGTTTTGCTGATAGAACCAACACGGCCACTAGCAGAAAATGTTTTCAAACAGTTATCTGGTGGTCCATTTTTCCTAAAACCCACAATGAGAATGCGTGGTAATAGTGTGTTTGGGTCGTCGCCTATTTCTGTAATGACAAGTGGGTTTGCTTTGCATTTCTTTGCTAATAACATCACTCAACTTCAAGAGATTCAGTTTATAATTATAGACGAGTGCCATGTTATGGATGCATCTTCAATGGCATTTAGAAGCTTAATTCATACATACCACACTAATTGTAAGGTTTTGAAGGTTTCAGCAACACCACCAGGCAGAGAGGTGGAGTTCACAACACAATTCCCAGTGAAATTAGTGGTTGAAGATAGTCTGTCTTTTAAGACATTTGTTGAGAGTCAAGGCACAGGTAGCAATTGTGACATGATCCAATACGGAAATAACTTATTAGTGTATGTAGCTAGTTATAATGAAGTAGACCAACTGTCAAAATTACTAGTAGCTCGTGAGTTCAATGTCACGAAAGTAGATGGTAGGACGATGAAGCATGGTGAGCTCGAGATTGTGACACGAGGAACAAAGAGTAAGCCACACTTTGTTGTCGCCACTAATATTATTGAAAATGGAGTAACTTTGGATATAGATGTTGTTATTGACTTTGGAATGAAAGTTAGCCCATTTTTAGATGTAGATAATAGGTCTGTAGCATATAATAAGGTCTCCATTAGTTACGGAGAACGAATTCAGCGGCTTGGAAGGGTAGGTCGCATACAGAAGGGCACCGCACTTCGGATAGGTCACACTGAGAAAGGGCTAATAGAAATACCTCAAATGATATCAACTGAAGCTGCTTTGTATTGCTTTGCGTACAATTTACCAGTCATGTCTAGTGGCGTCTCCACAAGCATGATTAAAAATTGTACAATACCACAAGTTCGCACAATGCATACATTTGAGTTGAGTCCATTTTTCATGTACAATTTTGTGTCACATGATGGAACAATGCATCCGGTTGTCCATGAAATTCTCAAGCGCTATAAACTGCGTGATTCGGTTATTCCATTAAGTGAGAGTTCCATCCCATACAGAGCTTCTAGCGACTGGATCACAGCTGGTGACTACAGGCGTATTGGAGTGAAACTGGATATCCCAGATGAAACGCGAATTGCATTTCATATCAAAGACATTCCACCACAAATTCACCAACAATTGTGGGAGTCAGTTCTCAAGTATAAGGCATCTGCAGCATTCCCAACATTGCGATCATCATCAATTACAAAGATTGCATACACACTGAGCACTGATTTATACGCAATTCCGCGTACTTTAGCAGTTGTGGAAAGCCTGCTGGAAGATGAGAGGACAAAACAATATCAATTCAAAAGCTTGATTGACAATGGTTGCTCAAGTATGTTCTCAGTGGTTGGAATTTCAAATGCACTCAGAGCTAAATATTCGAAAGATTACACCGTGGAGAATATAAATAAGCTTGAAGCTGTCAAAGCACAACTCAAAGAGTTCCACAATCTAAATGGCTCTGGTGATGAGTTAAATTTGATCAAAAGATTCGAGTCGTTACAATTTGTGCATCACCAGTCCAAGTCTTCTCTTGCGAAGGCCCTTGGATTAAGAGGCGTTTGGAACAAATCACTCATTGTTCGCGATGCGATCATTGCGGCCGGTGTTGCATGTGGTGGTGCGTGGCTATTGTATACATGGTTCACTGGAAAGATGTCTGAAGTGAGTCATCAGGGACGCTCTAAGACGAAAAGAATTCAGGCATTGAAATTCAGGAAGGCACGTGATAAGAGAGCTGGATTTGAGATTGATAACAATGAAGATACTATTGAAGAGTACTTCGGCTCTGCTTATACTAAGAAAGGAAAAGGTAAAGGCACAACCGTTGGCATGGGCAAAACAAACAGACGATTCATCAACATGTATGGGTTTGAGCCCGGGCAATTCTCTTATATCAAATTTGTTGATCCACTCACAGGTGCACAAATGGAGGAAAATGTTTACGCTGATATTGTCGATGTGCAAGACAAATTTGGTGAGATTCGGAGGCAAATGATAATTGATGACGAGTTGGATCACCGACAAACAGAAGTCCATAACACTATTCATGCTTACCTCATAAAAGATTGGTCAAATAAGGCATTGAAAGTGGACTTGACTCCGCATAATCCTCTTCGGGTAAGCGATAAGGCAAGTGCCATAATGAAGTTCCCTGAGCGGGAAGGAGAATTGCGCCAAACTGGACAAGCAGTGGAGGTTGATGTCAGCGACATACCAAAGGAAGTTGTGAAGCACGAAGCGAAAACTTTAATGAGGGGCCTTCGTGATTACAATCCAATAGCCCAAACTGTTTGCAAGTTGACTGTAAAATCCGAATTGGGTGAAACATCAACATATGGTTTAGGTTTTGGTGGGTTAATCATTGCAAATCACCATTTGTTCAAGAGCTTTAATGGCAGTCTTGAAGTTAAATCGCATCATGGGGTTTTTAGAGTGCCAAACCTGATGGCTATAAGCGTCTTACCGTTGAAGGGGAGAGATATGATCATAATTAAGATGCCAAAGGATTTTCCAGTTTTCCCACAACGACTCAAATTCAGAGAACCTGCGTCAACAGACAGAGTGTGTCTCATTGGTTCAAACTTCCAAGAAAGATACATTTCTACAACAGTGTCAGAAATCAGTGCCACTCACCCAGTCCCACGCAGCACATTTTGGAAGCATTGGATCTCCACAGATGATGGTCATTGTGGTTTGCCTATTGTTAGCACAACAGATGGATTTATCCTAGGGCTACATAGTTTAGCAAATAATAGGAACAGTGAAAATTATTACACTGCTTTCGATTCTGATTTTGAAATGAAAGTATTAAGGAGTGGAGAAAACACCGAGTGGGTGAAGAATTGGAAATATAATCCAGACACAGTTTTGTGGGGACCTCTACAACTCACCAAGGGAACACCGAGTGGAATGTTTAAAACCACCAAGATGATTGAAGACTTACTGGCATTCAAGAGTGAAAGTGTGAGGGAGCAAGCACACACATCACCTTGGATGCTTGAAGTCCTGAAAGAGAATTTGAAGGCCGTTGCATATATGAAGAGTCAACTCGTCACCAAGCATGTTGTGAAGGGTGAGTGTATGATGTTTAAACAGTATTTGCAGGAAAACCCCAGGGCAAATGAGTTTTTCCAGCCTAAGATGTGGGCGTATGGAAAGAGTATGTTGAATAAGGAAGCCTATATCAAGGATATAATGAAATATTCAAAAGTCATTGATGTAGGAGTAGTCGATTGCGACGCATTTGAGGAAGCTATCATTAGAGTTATTGTATACATGCAGATCCATGGCTTTCGCAAATGTTCTTACATCACAGATGAAGAGGAGATATTCAAGGCATTGAATATGAACACAGCTGTTGGAGCTATGTATGGGGGAAAGAAAAAGGAGTACTTTGAAAAGTTCACAACAGAGGATAAGGCTGAGATTCTCCGGCAAAGCTGTTTGAGGTTGTACACGGGTAAACTGGGTGTGTGGAATGGGTCTCTAAAAGCTGAACTGAGAAGTAAGGAAAAGATAGAGGCTAATAAGACACGGACTTTCACAGCAGCCCCAATTGATACTTTATTAGGTGGTAAGGTGTGTGTAGATGATTTCAACAACCAGTTTTATTCGAAAAATATTGAATGTTGTTGGACGGTTGGGATGACCAAATTTTATGGTGGATGGAATAAGCTTTTGACAGCTTTGCCTGATGGATGGATATATTGTGATGCAGATGGCTCGCAATTCGATAGTTCATTGACACCTTACCTCATAAATGCTGTATTGACTATACGGTATGCTTTCATGGAAGATTGGGACATTGGGTATAAGATGTTGCAAAACTTGTACACAGAAATAATCTACACACCAATATCCACGCCTGATGGAACAATCGTGAAGAAGTTCAGAGGCAATAACAGTGGGCAACCTTCCACCGTTGTAGACAACTCACTTATGGTTGTACTTGCTATGCATTATGCATTTGTACGGGAAGGTGTGGTATTTGAAGAAATTGACTCCATATGCAAGTTCTTCGTTAATGGAGATGATTTGCTAATAGCCGTGAACCCAGAACGTGAAAACTTATTGGACACACTGTCAAGCCATTTTTCTGATTTAGGGCTCAATTATGATTTCTCATCTCGGACGAGGGATAAATCAGAATTGTGGTTCATGTCACATTGTGGGATTTCTGTTGAAGGTATGTATATACCTAAGCTTGAAGAGGAGCGAATTGTATCAATTCTCCAATGGGACCGAGCGGAGCTACCAGAGTACAGATTGGAGGCTATTTGTGCAGCAATGATTGAATCATGGGGATACCCACAATTAACTCATGAGATTCGAAGATTCTATAGCTGGTTAATTGAGAAGAACCCATACGCTGACTTGGCATCTGAAGGAAAAGCTCCATATATTTCTGAACTAGCTCTAAAGAAGCTATATCTGAATCAGGATGTACAAAATGATGAGCTTCAGGTCTACCTCAGATATTTCGCTGAAGCAGATGAAGAGTTTGAATGTGGTACATATGAAGTTCATCATCAGAGCAGCTCAAGATCAGACACATTGGATGCTGGAGAGGAGAAAAAGAAAAATAAAGAAGTAGCCACTGTGTCCGATGGAATGAAAAAGAAGGAGGTTGAATCAACACGCGATTCTGATGTGAATGCGGGAACTGTTGGAACATTCACCGTTCCAAGAATCAAATCAATCACTGAGAAGATGCGTATGCCAAAACAAAAGAAAAAGGGTGTTCTCAACTTGGCTCATTTACTTGAATACAAACCAAGCCAAGTCGACATATCGAATACTCGTTCAACCCAGGCACAATTTGACAATTGGTATAGTGAAGTTATGAAAGCATACGATCTACAAGAGGAGGCAATGGGTACAGTGATGAATGGCTTAATGGTTTGGTGCATTGAAAATGGCACGTCCCCAAACATTAGTGGAACATGGACCATGATGGATGGAGACGAACAGGTGGAATTCCCATTAAAGCCCGTGATAGAGAATGCTAAGCCGACTTTTCGGCAGATAATGGCGCATTTTTCTGATGTGGCTGAGGCATATATAGAAATGCGCAATAAGCAAGAACCATACATGCCACGATATGGTTTGGTTCGAAATTTACGAGACATGGGTCTGGCTCGATACGCATTTGACTTCTATGAAGTCACATCGCGTACGTCAACACGTGCTCGCGAAGCCCATATCCAAATGAAAGCAGCAGCATTGAAATCTGCTCAAACAAGGCTATTTGGATTGGATGGTGGCATAGGAACACAAGGAGAAAACACAGAGCGCCACACCACTGAAGATGTGAGCCCCGACATGCATACCCTGCTTGGGGTCAGGAATATGTGACTGATGTGGTCTCTGGGATGAAATATTATTATATGTAGTATGCAATATATAGTATGGCTTTTCTCGTTCCAGTCTTTATATTAATGAGAGTAACTTAAGTAAGTAATTTGTACTTCAAGGATTAATCAAGGTGACTCTCTGACACTCTCAGTGAGGTGACTTGTTT